GTGTTAGTTGACCATATGTCTGCAGTAAACGTAAGTTTATAAGGCATTGGCATCAGTCGTTCTACAGTGTAATTTTCACCTTGCACATTAGCGTAATCTTCTATAGTTTGACCGTAAGTAGGACTTTCTGGATTTTCATCTACATAGCCATATTGTCTTTCTCGAATATTCATTTTGCCAACATACGTAGGATCTTGTAGCATTGCACGATTAAAATCAAGTCCTTTAATGTAGCAAGCGATAAACGGTGCAGAAGCCAAAACGTTTTCACTGTTCTTCTTTAAAGTGCTAGCAACTTGCCTAGTCATGTCACCGTAACGAACTGGAATCTGTACAAGGTTACCTCTGCTATCTTTGTAACTAAAGTTACTAAGCAATCGTATAAATTGTGTTAAGTAGCGGCGTATTTGCCCGTCATAAAAATGTTCCATTAATTATCCGCCTGTGGTCTTTGTTTCTTTAACGCCTTACTTAGGCTTTGTCTTTCTTCAACAACTGAACCTGCAATAGTTGCAGTATTACTATTGTTTATAAAACTGCCTACTTGAGTTTGCTTTGTATCAGCAGCAGGAGCAAGTGCTCCGTCTGCAGGCTCGTTAGTCATATTCATTCTCACATTACTTTCTACATACACCCAACTTTGACCGCTAAATCTAAATAATCTATTAGGCAAATAATCAGTTCTTAGATGAAATGCACCTCTTGCAGGACCATACGGAAATTCAATGCCAAAAGTATAAGGTGCTCCGTTTGGAGGCTTTCCGTCTCCTTGCAAATAACTGATATAAACATCTTTATCAGGATTTACAAATACTGAACTAGCATCTATTTCGTGTGTATCTTGGCTTGCATCCGCATCTAAACTTGTAACATCAGCAACATCTAAAGTTTGTCCGTCATCTTTTAACGGAAGAATGTAATATTGATCAGTGTCATAACCACTTAATCCTGCATCTTCTTCTGCTTGTGCAATGATTTGATTGTTAATTTCTATATTCTTACGATACTGAGACATGACATCTCGCAAAGTATTTTCTCCGTCACCTGCATCTTGATCCAATATTTGTTTAAATTCTTGACTATCAACTAAAGGTTCACATTTAGCACGTAATAAATGCGGGTACCATGTTTGACTATATCCGCTAGCAGGTCTTGTAACATCAGTTACTACATAAAATCTTTTCAATGCAACCATGTCATCACTTAATGCATACTCGTCTTTTAAGTGAGGTAATTCTAATACATCGCCTGACATTAATTTACGACCCATTAACTCTACACATCCACGTAGATGGAAAGTGATCATAATGTTGTCATTACTTAAGAAGAATCCAAATTGACTTAGGTTAAAATCTATGTCTTGCATGGTATAAATTCCACGGAAAACATACACATCTTTTTCGTATTTTCTATCCCTGTTTTCCATAAACAACACATCTTGTATTCCTAATTCAGGAATAGGATTGCCATTTACAGGGGTTGTAGGAGTTGATTCACCGTCTAGCGGATCTTCAGTTCCTATATATTTGTGTACAACAATGTCAGTTCCGCCTACTTGAAATTGCTCGTTAATAACACGATCAAGCATACGAAAGTCATTGCCTTTTTCTGGGCGGTAAAGAGATAGTCTTGGCATAGTCTTGTATTTATAGGTAAATAACTACATGAGCGAACTAGAAACTGAAAAACAAAGTGTCGTAGATTATATCCGTACTATGCTAGGTGACGGTATGATTGATGTTGAACTCGATCCTGTACATTACAATACAGCAATAGATCGATCCCTGCGTTATTATAGAGCACGAAGTCAAAACTCTGTTGAAGAAAGTTTTGGATTTTTAACTTTGCAAACAGACGTTAACGACTACACTCTTTCAGACGAAGTGATGCAAGTTCGGCAAGTTTTTAGACGCAGTATTGGATCTAGAACAGGAGGAGGCGATGGCGGAAGTTTGTTCGAACCGTTTAATCTTGCCTACAGTAATACTTATTTGTTGTCAAGCAGCAATATGGGCGGTTTAGCAACTTACTATGCTTTTGCCAGTTATCAAAAGCAAGTTGGTAAAATGTTTGGCTCCCATATTAACTTTGAATGGAATCCTACTACAAAGCATTTACATATTAGCCAGCGTCCACGTGGAGAAGAAGTAGTGTTGTTATGGATGTACAATTACAAACCGGATTTTTCTCTATTTAAAGACACATGGTCAGGTATATGGATACGTGATTATGCATTAGCAAACTGCAAAATTATGCTAGGCGAAGCACGTGAAAAGTTTAGTCAAATTGCTAGTCCTCAAGGAGGAACTAGTCTAAACGGTTCTGCACTTAAATCAGAAGGCAAAGCAGAACTAGAACGGCTAGAAATGGACTTAATCAACAACAAAGATAACCAACAACCATTGACATTTGTCATAGGATAATATAAATTATAGTATTACGAGGTAATACTATGATCATTGGAGTGTGTGGGTTTATTGGTTCTGGTAAAGATACTGTAGCAGATTATCTTACTAATATACATGAATTTCGAAGAGAATCGTTTGCAAATTCTCTCAAAGATGCAGTAGCATCAGTATTTGGATGGGACCGAACTATGCTAGAAGGCCGCACTAAACATGCTCGTCAGTGGCGAGAACAAGTAGACCCGTGGTGGGCAGAACGACTAGCAATGCCTCATCTAACACCACGCTGGATCTTACAATACTGGGGTACAGAAGTTTGTCGTAAAAGTTTCCACGATGATATATGGATCGCCAGCCTCGAAAATAAACTACGTAATAGCAAAGATGATATTGTTATTAGTGATTGCCGTTTTCCGAACGAAATTAAAAGTATTCGAAATTCAGGTGGTATTGTAGTTCGTGTAAAGCGTGGAGATGATCCCGAATGGTATCGAGATGCAGCAGATATGAATGCCGGAGATCAATGCATGAATTGGGCATTAGCAACTAGTCGAATAAAAAAGTTAAGTATTCATGCTAGCGAAACTGCATGGGTAGGAACTAAGTTTGATGCCGTATTGGATAATAACGGAACAATTGACGATTTGTATGAACAAGTTAAAAATCTGGTGTTAGATCCCCCCGGCGCCACGTCTGCTTGAGTTTATGCAATAGTCTCTGACAGTTAGCACAAACTGTTTTTAGATTTTCGTATTTGCAATTGTTAATATCTCCGTCTACATAATGTACATCAAACTGGCAGTCATCGCCTTTGAAGCCGCATCTATCACAAGCGGCTTTCTTTTTATAACCTGATTTCCTCCAAGCAGGTTTAGATTTTTCAAAACCTTTAGCACAATGATCACATATTGATCTATAATATGTACGGTCATCTTTCTTATAATTGACAGCAACAGGTCTACTATGACATTTTTTACATAAATCTCTCATACTCCACCCTTTTAGATCCCTTTTGACTAGTATTTAACCCGGTGTTTTTTAAACATTGGCACTAAATATATAGAGCAAAAACACTATTATGTGGGAGACAAAAAAATGGCTTTAAATTCACCAGGCGTAGAAGTATCAGTAATTGACGAAAGTTTTTACTTACCAGCGGCTCCGTCCACTGTACCTATGATCTTTGTTGCATCGGCAGCAAACAAACAAAATGCAAGCGGCACAGGCTTAGCGGTCGGAACTGATCCTGCTAATGCCGGTAAAGTATATTTAATTACTAGCCAACGAGATTTATCCGATACGTTCGGTACACCGTTGTTCTATACAGACAGCAGTGGTAATCCTGTTCACGGCGGGGAACTAAACGAATATGGTCTACAAGCAGCCTATTCTGTATTAGGCGTAAGCAGTCGTGCATACGTTACTCGTGCTGACTTAGACTTATCACAATTAACACCGCAAGCAAGCGCACCTACAGGGTCTCCAGTAGATGGAACATACTGGGTAGATACTTCGAACACTAGATTTGGTGTGTTCGAGTGGAATGGAACTAGTGCAGCATTTACTAACAAAATGCCTCTAGTTATTGACAACGATAACGCTGCTACTGCAACAGTAAGCGGAGCAGGAGTTACTCCTAAAGCAAGT